CAAAGCCAGTGCCCCAAGAAAAGAGTCAATAGGGGACAAGGCACCATAAGTGATCAGAGAACCATCACTACGGTATGTCTCTTGAACTTCATCAACCATATTCTCAGGGAAATTAGCATCAGGTTTGTACCAATCAGCAATGACTTTTTGGTAGCTGGGTATGACTATCCCTTTTGGGTTAGATGGACTCTTGAGAAAAGCCTTAAAAGAATTAGTTCGATCGATTGCTGCTCGGATCTGCTGATACACATCAGGATGATGGGCTGTTAGTGACAAATAGCTAACCAAGCGTTTAAGGCGATAGGCAGGGGCCATGGTCTTAACTTTTGAAACCATTTTGCCAACTAACCTATCCTTCTCATGGTAGACAGCAAAACGCGGGATCGCCACCCCGGCAGACTTCATGTCAGCAATGTCAGAGGGAGTAGGTGTGCGAACACGCTTGCTTAGGAAGGCGAGGTTTTCCAGTGGGCCAGAGGCTTCCAAATTGTTGGTCACCCCCCAACGTGCCATGGCGGCCTGAATAGACCTAAAATTCCATGCTGCGGGTTTATTACCGGCAACACTAAGGAGATGATCATCCCCAAAGCAAGAAAGCTCATTGTAATACTTAAATTCTTGCGCTGACAAACCAGTGATTTGTTTCCACGCAAGTAAGTACAAAGTGACAAGCCCTATTGAATTGTCCATGCTAGTTGAAGAATGTCCTGTAGTCAAGCCAACACCCTTACTGTATATGTCACCAGTGCTGGTTGTATTAAGCAACTGGTGCTCAACCTGCTTGTAATTTATGTCAATCAAGGCTGCAATGCGATCCTTGTCTTTGTGGTGTTCAAATCCTTTCTTACGAACCGCTGCAATCAAATTCAAAACATTACCTGAGAGAGTTGAGTCGAAGTCACTCATATCACCAGCATAGTGAATCTGACAACGGGCATGATTCGAGTACACAAAATCCATCCAATAACCATTCAGAGGCATTCCAACTTTAATGGGAGTACTCTTCCACCGAAATTGGTGATTGGGGGAGTAATTCCAAACTGTGGACATTATGTACTGTCCAAGTGGTGAGCCAACTACAGTGCGCAACTTGTCAGCCAAGTATTTCCTTGGCGGCAAGGCCTCATCTTTCACAGAGACATGGGCCACAGGCGCGAATAGGGGGGCGATCTCGAATGTTTTCCTCCAAAGAGATTTGAAGTTGTGGTAACCAATACTGGA